GGATACGCTGAAAGAAATAGCGGCTGCGATCAATAACGACCCGAATTTCAGCACAACTATCAACAATGCTCTGGCCCTTAAAGCGCCTTTAGCAAGTCCTGCATTAACGGGAATACCTACTGCGCCTACCGCTGCACAGGGTACGAATAACACGCAGATTGCTACGACCGCTTATGTAAGAGCTGCTATCTCTGCATTGGTCGGCTCATCACCTGAAGCTCTTGATACCCTGAATGAGCTTGCAGCAGCACTGGGCAATGACCCGAACTTTGCGACAACAATGACAAATGCGCTGGCAGGCAAACAGCCTCTGGATGCAACTTTAACCGCGCTCGCTGCCCTTGCGACTGGTGCAAACAAACTGCCTTATTTCACTGGTAAGGATACGGTAGCGCAGACTGATTTAACGTCAGTCGGTCGCGATATTCTGGCTAAAACAAGCACACTGGCCGTTATCCAATACCTTGGTTTAAGAGAACTCGGTACCAGCGGTGAAAAGATCCCCCTGTTGAGCACGGCTAACACATGGAGTGCGCGCCAGACTTTCAACGGCGGGATCACCGGGGCACTGACAGGGAACGCCGACACCGCGACGAAATTGAAAACAGCACGCACTATTGGCGGTGTGGCATTTGATGGCTCGGCCAATATCAATCTTCCAGGTGTAAATACAACTGGTAACCAGAACACCACGGGGAATGCTGCTACCGCGACAAAACTTGCGACGGCGAGAAACATCAATGGTGTTAAGTTTGATGGCTCAGGCGATATCAACATTAATACATTGGTATCACGCGGGCCCGTAACGGCGTTAAGTGGCTCTACTCAGGGTACTGCTGGTATTCAAATGTATGAAGCATATAGCAATAGTTACCCAACATCATTCGGCAATGTTCTGCATATGAAAGGGGCGAGTGCTGCTGGTGAGGGAGAGTTGCTTATTGGGTGGAGTGGTACAAGTGGCGCACATGCACCGGCATTCATTCGTTCCCGTAGGGATACAACAGATGCTGCATGGTCAGATTGGGCGCAGGTCTATACATCAAGGGACTCCATTCCTGGTGTGAATGCCACTGGCAATCAGAATACAACTGGCAATGCAGCGACCGCTACAAAACTACAGACGGCAAGAACTATCGGCGGAGTTAGCTTTGATGGTACTGCGAATATTAATTTACCTGGTGTTAATGCCACTGGCAATCAGAATACAACAGGTAATGCAGCGACAGCGACCAAGTTACAAACCGCTCGAACTATAAATGGGGTGTCGTTTGATGGTTCTAAAAATATTGAGCTAACGGCGGCAGATTTAAATCTTGAGCAAACTGTAGAATTAGCCGCAGGAGCATTACAGAAAAACCAGAACGGCGCAGATATTCCAAACAAAGATAAATTTACGCAAACAATAGGTGCTTGCCGCTCTTTTCATGGCTCTATTAGCACAGGTGCAGGAAACTGGACGACGGCGCAATTTATTGAATGGCTGGAATCTCAGTGGGCCTTCAATCATCCATACTGGATGTGTAAATGCTCATGGTCATACGGCAATAATAAAATTATTACTGACACCGGATGTGGACTTATTCACCTTGCGGGTTGCGTTATTGAAGTTATGGGCAATAAAGGTGCCATGACCATCCGTGTAACAACACCAAGCACTTCCACCGGAGGCGGCATCACTAACGCTCAATTCACTTATATTAATCATGGTGATGCTTATGCTCCTGGCTGGCGACGAGACTACAACACGAAAAACCAGCAGCCTGCATTCGCTTTAGGGCAAACAGGAAGCAGGGTTGCAAATGATAAAGCTGTTGGCTGGAACTGGAATAGCGGTGTTTATGATGCAGATATCAGTGGTGCATCGACATTAATCCTCCACTTCAATATGAATGCGGGGAGTTGCCCTGCTGTACAGTTCCGCGTGAATTATAAGAACGGCGGTATCTTTTATCGTTCAGCGCGTGATGGTTATGGCTTTGAAGCTAACTGGTCAGAGTTTTACACCACAACCCGCAAACCCTCTGCGGGGGATGTTGGTGCATATACCAAAGCTGAATCGGATTCTCGCTATGTACGAGATATTCGCCTGGGCACACGTGTTGTTCAGACTATGCAAAAAGGCGTGATGTATGAGAAATCAGGTCATGCAATTACGGGGCTTGGCATTGTCGGTGAAGTTGATGGCGATGATCCGGCAGTATTCAGACCAATACAAAAGTTAATTAACGGAACATGGTATAACGTATCGCAGGTATAATCATGCAGCATTTAAAAAACATTGTCGCAGGTAATCCAAAAACCGTTGAACAATATCAGCTAACAAAGAATTTTAATGTTATCTGGTTATGGTCCGAAGATGGAAAAAACTGGTATGAGGAAGTGAAAAACTTTCAGGAAGATACAATAAAACTGGCTTACACTGTAGATGGAATAATTGTTGCTATGGATAAAGATGTATCGGCAATTAATCCAGAAGGTTTAAGTGTCGTTGAGTTGCCTGATATTACAGCAAATCGCCGGGCTGATATTTCGGGGAAATGGATGTTCAAAGATGGCGTAGTGATAAAGCGAACTTATACCGAGGAGGAACAGAGGCAGCAGGCAGAGAATGAAAAGCAAAGCCTGTTGCAACTTGTCAGGGATAAAACCCAGCTATGGGACTCACAGCTACGGCTGGGCATCATTTCCGACGAGAATAAACAAAAATTAACCGAGTGGATGCTCTATGCGCAGAAAGTCGAATCTACAGACACCTCCAGCCTGCCAGTAACGTTTCCCGAACAACCAGAATGAGAAAAGGCCCGTTATCGGGCCTTATTTTTACTCAGGTTTTTGTGGCCATTCTGGCTTTGCCGTATCCACGCGGCTTACAAGAACGCTGTAGCGTTCCCATGCTTCCAGTCGGCTGCGTTCCTCATCTGTTGCCATATTCAGCCTGACAGCGCGCTCCAGCGGCAAAATCACGGATTCGGCTTCGGAAAGCAAAGTTGCCTTTTGTGATTCTGCCAGTTGCTGCTGTTCGTCTGCCGTATAAATCCGCTTAATCACGGCACCATCCTTAAACATCCATTTACCTGAGTCATCAGCACGTCGGTTGGCAGTAATATCAGGAACCTCGACAACGCTAAAACCTTCAGGGTTAAGCGTTGAAGCATCTCTGGTGATGGCGACAATAATATTATTTTCATCGTAAACAATCTTTATCGTGTCTTCCTGAAAATTACTTACTTCCTCATACCAGTTTTTTCCCTCTTCGGACCATAACCAGATAACATCAAAATTTTTTGTCAGTTGATACTGGGCAACAGTTTTTGGATTACCCGCAGTAATATTTTTTAAATGCTGCATAAACTACACCTGTGCGACGTTATACCATGTGCCATTGATGTATTTTTGTATTGGTCTGAATACTGCGGGGTCATCACCATCGACTTCACCGACAATACCAAGCCCTGTAATTACATGCCCTGCTTTCTCATACATCACCCCTTTCTGCATGGTCTGGACAACACGTGTGCCAAGTCTGACATCTCTCACATAGCGGGAATCAAAGTTACCGTAATCCGAGGGATTAACACGCCCCGTAATATTTATGGTTTTATTACTTTGAATGCTACCGGAGACAAAGCGCATAACATGGACGTTATTAGCATAAACATCCAGATTACCGTCGCCATTTTGTTTAAAGCCCGTGTCATTATCACCCAAAACAATCGAGTTACCGCCAAGAGCACTGGATGTACCGATGCCCAGTGCACCATTCAATTGACCTCCAGATAATGATAACGCCCCAACATCAGCAGCAGTCGGTTTAATGTGCGAACTGTAAATTACATATACAGTTCCATCTGTCAGGCCTGTTGGTTTATTCGCTGTATAAGTTGGTGATGTATGAATCGTTACGCTGGCGTTACTGGTATAATCCCACTGGATATTAACACCTGTGGCGTAATTACCTATTTCTACATAAATGTCATAGGTATCACCGGATGTATTCACCCATGCAAAATTAGTAAATCCAACCGAGGTCCGTCGCCATAATGCACCAGTAATACCTTTGGGGTTCCCATTTCCTGCACGCAGAACCAGCTCAGAGATGCCTGCTTGCTGCGGGGAGCCAACGTTAAACCCTGCGCCACCAATCAGGCTTATGTAAACCACGGAACTGGCTTGTGGCATGGTTACAGTTGCCAGCTTGAACCATCCGGCACCACCACTAAAAGACATTGTTGCTGAGTTGATCGTGCCTATAGACCTTGGAGTTAGCTCAATGTTTTTAGAACCGTCAAACGACACCCCATTTATAGTTCTAGCGGTTTGTAACTTGGTCGCTGTCGCTGCATTACCGGTTGTGTTCTGGTTACCAGCAATGTTTACACCCGGCAGGTTGATATTGGCGGAGCCATCGAATGACACGCCGCCTATTGTGCGTGCTGTTTGCAGTTTTGTTGCAGTTGCAGCATTACCGGTTGTGCTCTGATTACCTGTTTTATTCACACCTGGCAGGTCGATATTGGCACTACCATCGAATGACACGCCGCCTATTGTGCGGGCCGTCTGAAGTTTCGTTGCGGTTGCAGCATTACCAGTCGTGTTCTGGCTACCAGCAATATTCACGCCCGGCAGGTTGATATTGGCGGAGCCATCAAATGAAACGCCACCAATGGTTCTTGCCGTTTGTAATTTCGTGGCAGACGCCGCATTCCCCGTGGTGTTCTGATTACCAGTCGCATTAACACCAGGCAAATCTATATCGGCTGAACCATCAAAGGATACACCACCTATGTTTATTGAACTTGCTAATTTCGTTGCTGTTGCTGCATTTCCTGAAAGGCTTGAAACAAACTGATGTGAGCAGTAATAACCACGTCCATTTTTAAAATCCAGAATGGTTTGAGTATTTGTACTTTCTGCTACTGGATCTGTGGCCCCCCACTTATAGGTGGCTTGACCAACGGTATAGTCAGTAGTTGGAACAATTACGTTCAAGCCCTCCTCAGCAAATATCTTGATAGGAAATGCTCTGGCTTCAACGTAAAACACACTACACAAATCGTCATCTTTCACACTTGAAATAATCGAGTGTATAGCTCGCTCAGCAGTAGAATATATTGAGAAAAAACCAGCCGCATATGAACCGCGATCAGACCAACCGCCAGGCATAACAAAACCATTAAATTCACAATTATTCATGGCGTATCCGCCAGCTGAGGAATAAGTAGTTATCACAACTCGTGAGGCTAATTCATCGGTACTGCCTCTAGATCGGCGAAAGACTATAGGATACCACTTACCGCTTACTGCATTTGCAGGCGCTGAAAAAGTGTATTTTCTCATCCCTTTTTTATTGTCTATTTCGCTTTTGCTGTAAACGTCCAGATCTTTAGGAGTCAACGTAATGTCAGCCGAACCATCGAACCTGACGCCATTAATGTTTATGGCTGTTTTTAATTTCGTCGCGGTGTCGGCGTTCCCTGTCAGCGCCCCGGTGATCCCGCCGTTGAAAGTCTGGCGCGCACTCCATGTGTTAGCCGTACTCAACAGGGGGATCTTTTCACCGCTGGTACCGAGTTCTCTTAAACCAAGGT